GATCTCATCAAATGCCGTGCTTTCGCCAGTCCCTGCGGTTTTGCTGTAGGTAACGCCGTCATCGGACGCAACGGTATTTATGTCTCTGGCATTCGGGCAGCCGATTCCGAGTATCTTTATGTCGCCGTAACGGTATGACTGTTGTGCGTGTACATGACCATTGATGCAGCAGTACAGCCGCGCCTTTTCTTCCAAAGCCGTAAAATCATACGACATGGTTTCGCCGTTCAGTGTAATACTGCCGCTTTCCCCGTTGATGTAGGCTTCCAGAATGGTAATGACATTGCCGGTGTTCGCCTTGTAGCTCGTCCCGGAGGTAACGTCAGTGTAGGTATGGTCGGTCAGTGCGTAATTCAGCGGCACGTGCGAACCGATCACAAAGCCCCATTCCCCCGGCGTACTCTTGCCGGAGAAATCCAGTGCAGTGTTCGCCAGCCAGTCAAGCTGTGATGCGGAAATGTTGCAGGCATCCATGTACTTGGAACCGGCATATACATCCGGGTCATACTCGGACGAAAGCCAGCCGATTTTGTCGTGGGTGTCCAGATAAATCACACGCATTTTCTGCTCGTCAAAGTCCCGGTAGCCGAAGTTTCGACCCGGAACAACCACAGCCCCCGCAGAAATGTTCTTGCGCCCGATGCGCTGGTACAGTTCCAGCGGCGTAATTCTCCCTTCCGTTGCCCGGAAAGGCGCATCATCGTGATTTCCCATGAGCCGCAGTGTCGGGATCACAAAGGTAGCAGGACGCAGAAGCTCTTCGTTCAGGTCAAGCTGTTCCAGCCCCGCTTCCCGTGTCCCGCCGGATGCTCCTTCTACGTGGTCTCCGCCCAGCATAATTACATCCACAGGACAGCGTTCATTGAGTGCATACAGCCCCTGCCCGCACTCAATAATGCAGGTTTCATCCGTCTTCCAGCCAAGTGCCTGATACGCTGCCCCCACGTGCGTATCCGATATCCACGCAACGGCAAACGAATCCTCCGACTGGTGCCCCAGCACCTTTGCGGCGGTTGCCTCCGCTTCAGCTTGTACGTAATCGGGTATTTCCGATCCGCCTCCCCCGGATACCTCCCGCTGTACCCACGTGTATGTACTGCCGGACACCGCCGTGCACACATATTCCGCCGTGATCTTCCCGCCGGACACCACATACGCCTGCATCCCGGCACGTGCCGCCGTGGATGCGGTTGGTGCGGTGGACAGGATCAGCGCATTCCGCAGGTCGATGCTGACTCTCTGCCCGGATTCCGTTTGCAGTGTCAGTGTGTTTTTGTATTCTGCCATGTTTTTTGTTTTCCTCCTGTTCTCCTCAATCGGGTTTTATTGTTGACTTATGCGCCCGTCAACACGCCCGTATCATTTGCGTTTGTATAAAATACTCCATTGACTGTCTCGTACAATCCGTACACATCATCCGCTGTCCGCTTAACAGGCACATAATCTCTCACCAACGCATCGTCTTCCCACACTTTAACGCTCTGTATCTTTGATGTGACAGCCACATCCCTGATTGTAATGTTGGCATTACGCTTAAACAGCCACATTGACAGTGTGGGATTGCTGGCGGTTCGGACGTCTTGATTGTCGTCAATCTTAACATAACTACCAGCAATCACGAATGTATGGTAGTCGGTATCGTATGGGATATTGACAACGCCGCCTTCTCCATCTTTGCAGTTAACCAATATACCTGTATCGCCACTGCCAAAATACGCCCTTGCATACTCAGAGCCTATTTGTTCTACCGCCCCATAATTAGACATTTTATAGTTTCCGTCAATAAACGCCGCAGTACATTCAAACACACTATTTGTGTTCATAGCATAGTTAATATCTATATACGCCGTACCATCAGACTGTAGGTAGCTAAGCTGTGTGTATTCGGCCGGAATTACACTTGCCACTACGTTGCATTTGATAACAACAGTTACGCTATTATCAACTGTGGATGTAATGGTTATATCGCACTCTCCGTCTGCAACGCCGTATACATAACCATCCGCCGTCACCGTTGCTATATTTGTATTGGACGATTCGTAGGTTACAGATTTATTTGCATTTGACGGGGTCACGTTGTATACGATTTGTGCAGTCAGCCCCTCCGTTACCTGTATAGCATCGGCTGTTATAGCAGATGGCGACTCGAGTTTCATGAAATCGTTATACTCAGTTATTCCCGTGAAATTTGCCAAAACGCTGTTCCCGTCCAACAATGCATTATTCATCAGCACACAGTCCGCAAGCGTTATCCCTCCGATGTATAATCCTTCGGTGTTGCCATAACTAAATACATCCGTAATACACATTTTCCCGGTAGCTGTATTCACGCGAACCCCTTTTTGGGTATTGTTGATAAATGTACATCCTTTGACAACTATGCCGACGGAATCTGTATCTGCATCAATACACAGCCCGTTCGCTGTGTTTTCCGTTGCACTACAGTTAATGATTTTTACGTTTCGACATTTGTTGTCTATATATATGCCATTTGCAGCGTTTTTGTAAGTCTCACAGCCTATGATAGTTACATTTTCGCCGCCACGCACACCGATACCGTTATTTTTTCCATTTCGCACGATGCAGTTTGCAATAACAACACCTTTGGAATATTCTACATTTCCACCCCAGCCGAGATTGTGCTGATTTTCGATAAATATGCCGTACTGCCCAGAGCCAACGCAAACACAGTTAGTTATCGTGAAATTTTCATTTTCCAATCCACCCGTACCGATGCCGATTCCAGAGCACCCGACAGGTTCGCCGTCATATGCTCTTCCGCAATTTACGCAGTTTACGTTGTCGATGATTACTCTGTCGAGGTAGTCAATACCCATAGCAGTGGCGATAGTATCTCGTAAACATAAATCACGGAATACGCAGTCCTGTACATACTGGAAATAAAATGCTTTCCCGGTAGGTGTTCCATTGTTTGGCAGTGCACTTCCATCCACAGTAAAATTACTGAAATTACATCCCGAAACTGGCGATGTGGAAGTAGCCATTTTGTAAAACAGTGAAAAACGTGTATCACCCACCTGCGCCAATACGGTACTTGATACGTTTTCCCCCACAATAGATACGTTGTTTGGATACAAAATCCCCTGCTGTCCACCAGCAGAAGAAATCTTAAAATTGTACCGACCAGCCGGGAAGAAAATTGTACCGCCTCCATCGGAAGATAATTCATCGACCAACGCCTGTAATGCTGGAGTATTATCTTCTGCATCTGCACTGATACCCCTGCTGGTAGCTATGACATACGGGAAATCAGCAATCGTATCCGAAAGTTTAGTAACGTCTGCGTCGTCAGCAGGAGTATACCCAAGCGCATTCTTGATGGATTCCTTTGACACAACCGCCGTTGATATCGCGGTTGTAAATTTGTTCAAATGAATATCGTCTCCTGTTGCTTTCACCGTGTATTCTCTCTGGACAGAACCAAACCGCGCGATAAACTCAAATATAATACTGTCGTCACCGGAGCCAAAATTGAAATACTGTCCGGACGGGTCAAAATGATATTCCACAATTCCGTCTCCGGAGAAGTGGTGTCGGATGACTGTGTTTGGTATTCCCCCCGCAAGCACTTTTTCCTTGACATCCAGAAGGCTTCCTTTTTCCACATAAAACGTGCTCGGTTTGATTGTATTCAGCAGCACATCCGCCCGGTTGAATCCGATTATTACATCTGGATCCGCTCCGCCATGCTCAATCTTCTTCTCCAGCTCGTCCTGTCTCTCAATGATCTGCTGCGTGATGTCCGGCGGCATTGTCACAGCTTCTTCTTCCGCATCATTGCGCGCAGACCGCAGTACTGTTATTTCTGCCGGCGTGCTTGTCCGCAGCACATTCCCCGCTGTGATTCCGACCCGCATAATTCCCTGCTCTGTACAGGCCGGTACAGCACACCTGCGCCCTTCACTCAGCACAGTCACGGTTCCGCCCCTCGGCATGTGGAACAGCACTGTCACCGTGTCATATGCGTCCCATTCCGCATCCAGATCCAGGATCAGCGCATAGTCTTCGTTGTGGCATACTATGTACCTCTCTCCGGACAGAACCGGTATCTTGTCCCTGACCACCATCGTAATCTGATGATCGCTCATATCATCTCACCTCCTGCAGTTTGCCTAAAATAATATAGCTCCCACGTACACGGACGCAGGCGACCCTGTCCCCTTCCGTGAGTGTGTACCCTGTCAGTATGGCCGGATAGCCTTTTCCGGATGACGCTTCGTCTCCGTCAAACCGGACAGTAAACAGTCCGTTCCCATCCGTCCCTGCAATCACCGCCAGCCGCACGGAAAACGTCCCGTTGTTCTTTTTTTGATTTCTTTTCGCCTGTGTCAGCATCAGATTATAATCCTCTCTGCTCTGTGCCACATCTCCCCCGATGCATCCAGTATCATTCGCCATGCGGTTTCTTCATAGATCCCGGACTCTCCACCTGCATCCAGAGCCACCCTGTCGTATGTCCCGTGCACCGGATTCAATGCGGTTGTAAATTCAATCTGTTCCGTTGTCTGCATCTCCTCATACATCATCTGCGCGGCCATCTCCTGCAGTTCCTCCAGATCTGCCGCACCGTTCACCTCCCGCTGTTTTACAATTCGGATCCCCAGCGTCGCCGTGGAAAATGGGGAATCCGGATCTGCGTTCACCACCTCCACCATCATGGGTTCCGGCAGATCGGGGGAGCTGTATACCACCCGGAAAACGTTTGCTTTGTCGAAATAGTCTGTGGTAACATCCACGTCATCACTGATAATGCTGTATTGTCCCGCCTCATAAATGTGATCCGGATTCCCGGATGTGTTCTGTTTCGGATCATCTAGAACGCCAACCGTTACCGTGTCGCCGCTATCTGTAATGGATTCCACACCAACTGTTACCGTGTCGCCACTCACGCTCACACTCCGCACGGTTGCCCGCACTGTATTTGATGATGTCGTGATTCTGGCAGTCGATGCAGGCACCGCCTCTCTGTTCCGTGCAGTCAGATGCACCGTGCCCTCCAGATCCACCCAAACATCCCGGTAGTTGATCTCTGCCAGCAGCTCGTTTACCACCTCCAGCACCGATGTTCCGGCATCCCAGTCCGCTCTGTCCGTCTGGATCCGTTTATCCGATGTATCCGATATATACATATCAATCCCAGCCAGCTGCAAGAGTTCTTGTATGGCGGCAATGTAAAGGGTTCCCGCACGGATAATGTATCCCGGCTCCATTTTTGTCCGGTCAGCCAGATACAGCACAGAGTATGCCTCCAGCACCACCGAAGTTTCCCTGCTGTTTCCTCTCCGCCGTGGCGTCGTGCCGATGTACAGCCCCACGGGATACTCTCTCCCGTCAATGGTCAGTATGGGACGAATCCTGTCTGTCAGCCATTCTACATCTTTTTCCGGTCTCAGGAATTCTCCCCGCATACTCATTTTCAGAGCGCTATCTCCCCGCATCTGCACCTCCGGCGCCTGAATCGGGTACAGCGTAGTATACACACCACCACCGCGCAACACCTCAACCCGCAGGGATACAGCAGCACTTCCGCGCTCAAACATTGTACGTCACCACCCCCGCTGTGTACGGCACCTCTTCTCTGTGATCGCATTCCGTCAGCCGGAACCCAACCACGCTGTAGATCATCCCTTTGTTCGCCGTCACCATGTTGATCTCTCCCCGGATTGTGTCCCCCACAACCGTTTTGTATGTCACCACAGCCCCGGAAATCGCCTCCAGCCTGTCGCAGATTGTGTGCCCCTTGTCGATATACTCCATATTGACAATCCTGCTCTTACGCCCGCTTCTGACCGTTACAGGGTATTCCCTCCCTGCATAGTACCGTTGGTATGTCTCCTCACGGTTCGTGATCCTGTACTGTCTGGGGAACTCCTTGGTGTACCGCAGCGGGATCCATGTCCAGTCGTCCAGCAGGATTCCGTCTGTCTCTGGTGTTGCGTCTATGGTTACAGGCTCTGTCTGTGTATAAAAACCATTACCCGTCATAACCCTAACTCTATATGTACACTCTCCATTCGCTCCCCGGTCTGTGTACTCGTACTGCATCGTCGCAGTCCCCGGAAGCTGCGCTATCATGATTCCGTTCCGATAGATCAGCACATCTCCATACTGCAGCTCCGTCCCGGACGCCCGGATGTCCAGCTTCACACTATTTCCTGTGTTTTTTGCCGTTAGCTCTGCCGTCCGTGCTGTAGTTTCTACGTTCGCTACATTCACAAATATCGGTGCGCTCCATGCTCCCCACCGTCCGTTTGCATCCTGTATCCTCAGTCTGATCTCGTGCACACCATCTTCGAACACCTTCGGGATAGTGTACGATGTATCCGCGCCCCATACAGCCCCGCTGTCAAACCCATCGGCCAGAACCCGGAATGCAGTCTGACCTGCAGAGCTCCATTCCAGCGACAAAACCGGCGTGTATTTCCCGGTGGTGTGTTCCGTGTACACTGTAATCCCGGATACTGATGCAGACGGCTGCAGATACAGCATGATCAGCCGCCCGTCCCCCTGTCTCCGCACCACCGAACCGTATTCATCCAGAATGAGAAGTTTCAGCGTGGTGTGTCCGGCAAACGAATCCGCCGGAATTGTGTATGTACGCTCTGTCACCGCATATGCCACCTGATACGCTTCGTCGTCATCCCAGGCAGGCCATATGGTGTATCGTGTCGGTGCAGGTGCTGACGGCATCCCGTCCGGTAGAACAAGATCCCATGTCAGCACAACATCCTCCCCTGTCTGCAGGATGGATCCCGACACAGGCGTCCGCACACGGATGTCATAGTGCGTTATCACCCATGGCAGCACCAGCACAGCCGACGGAATCCCGTGTGCCGATACCGCTGTAATTTCCACGCTCCCCGCCGCCGGTATCTCTGCCCATATGGATTTATCCACCGTAAACGACAGATCTGTTGTCTGTCCGCTAACAGCACTGCCTCCATCCGGCTTGATGGTATACCGGATGTACTGCATCGCCACACCAAGTTCCTGAGTATACTGTACCGCCACCCGGAACGCTGTGTCTCCTGCCTGGTGATAATACACTCCTCCGGTGTACGAGCCGGACATGGATGATGTGTTCAGTGTCAGCACCGGTGCCGGTTCCGAAGACTCTCCTGTCAGCTCCAACGAAGCTGCCGATACTTCGTAAAGATTCTGCAGGCCGAACGCAAACAGACCGAATCCGTACTGCAGCAGATTTTTGATTCTCGCCGTCCCGGTTATCTCCACCTCCAGCACCTTGTCTCCATACCATTTTGAGGTCGTACCCGGTACCGTGATACGATCCGACTCATACATCGTCATCCGCTCCAGTGTAGCTTTGGGATCCGAGTCATACACGTACTGCTTGTAGATCCGCACCTGCAGATACCCGTCCGATGCAATAGCCGCCGGGAAAGCCGCAGTCAGCTTCAGTGTGATCTTCCCGCTGGTTATGGTGTCCCGGAAATCTTCATCGAATACCTCACCGTTCGCCGGATCACAGAACATATAGTGATCCCCGGAAGAGTTGTACCCGATCCTGTTCGTCCCATCGTACACACAGCTTCCGTCTGTCGTCTCCCGGATCGTCCTCCTGTTGAACGATCCTGTCAATGTTACCTGCATATCTCCACCTACCTCATGCGCGTATCCATGCGCTCATTCTCCACCAGCCGTACAATATCATTAAGCTCCTTGATGTTCTTCGCCTCGACAGTTACGTTGTAGTTGTATACTGTCCCGGTACCCGCATTCAGCGCCCCTCCTGCCTGTGTAAGCTGTCCGGCCACCGCCGACGTGTAGTTCTGAGCCGCCGCCAGATCCGGGAAGTCTCCGGAATTCATTCCCTGCATCAGTGCACCTCTTGCAAGCCTGCCCTCCGCGAAGCCTTCGCTTTTTTCCTGTGCCAGCATGGCAGCACCGATTCCTCCGGCAAATTCCGTTGCGAACTTCTCTCCGGCCGCCCTCGCTTCTGCCGCGCTGCTGTCCAGGATCGCCTTGAACTTCGTGTAGTAGTCCTCCCAGACCACCATCATGTCCTCCGCGTTTTTCTTGGCCACTTCCAGACGGTCTTCCGCTGCCTCTTTTTCGGCGTCAACCTCTTTCTGTACCTCGTCCTTGTAGTTTCCTACCCGTTCAGCAATGGACGCCGCCAGAACATCCCTCTCGTTTTTCTGTTCTTTCCGCAGTTCATCTACCCGGGCACTCATGTTCTCCCGGTAAACATCCAGCTCCAACGCCAGTTCTTCCGCCAGCATATCCCGGCGTTCCTGATGCTGCGTTTCCAGCAAAGATTTTTCCGCATCAAATTCCGCTTCCAGTCCTTCTATGGTTGCGGCCTTTTCCGCTTCGATCTCTTCCTTTTGCGCATCGTATTCCGCTTCCAGAAGCTCTTTTTTTGCTTCCAGAGCAGCAATATTGGCCTCTCGTTCTGCAAGGATCCGTTCTCTCTCCAGCTCCAGAAGATACTCGGACAGCTCCCTCTCTGCTTCTTCTTTTTCTTCCCGGCTCTGCGCTTCAGAAACAGCTTTTTCCAGTGCTGCAATTTCTTCCTGCTGTTGTTTTTCTTTTCTGGCTGCTTCTTCCGCAGCGGTCACGGCTTCAATGGCTTCGATTTCTGCGTCAATGTCAGTGATTGCCTTCCGCTGGTCACTGTCCAGCATCTTCAGCCGTTCCGCATATTCCGCATCGATCAGAGCCAGCTTTTCCCGGTGCTGTGCTTCCAGCGCCTCCATTTCCGCATCCAGTGAGGCTTCCAGCGCCTTCTGCCGTTCTTTCTGGGCTTTCTGCACGGATTTCAGTAGGGCAGTGTTGTTTTTTTCGACTGCTTTCAGTTCGGCAGCATGCCTTTCGTCCAAGGCATCCAGTTCTGCATTCAGGGATTTCTGATATGCTTTCAGTTTTTCGTCTGCTGCTTTCTGCGCAGCCTTGATTTCGGCTTCATATGCCTTTTCGGCTGCATCAACAAGCTTTTCCGTTTGCTCTGTTGCGTATTCTGTTGCTTCTTCTGTTTTTTTCGGTATTTCCGAAACCGCTCCATCCATTTTCTCTATGGATTCCGTTACTTCTTCCACAGTTCCTTGCAATTCACGCATTCTTTCGGAATATGTCATCGCCTGCGGTTTTTTTGATCTTCCACCATTCGATACAACTTCCCAAAAGTCTTTCCACTTTTCCTTGAGTTTATCGAGGTTTTCGTTCTCCCCGCCTATTGCTTCCATGGCACCATTTATGCTGTCTTTTACGCCATCCCACGCCGACTTCACACTTTCAAGTGTACCGTTTCCGTTTCCAAGTTTAATTGTTTCGATCAGAAGCAGGCCAATATTATTTTTCAGACCTTCTGTTGTTTTTTTCAGTTTATCCAACACATCTTGGAATCCGCCGGCAGAAGCAAGCTGTTCGTCACTGAGCACATATCCGACCCGCTCCGCCTCATCGGCAAGCTCCTGCATTCTATCAGCACCAGCTTCAATCAGCGGGTTCAGGTCTTCGGCAGATCTTCCCATGAGATCCATAGCGATTGCATCCCGCTCCGTTTCGTTGCGCATGCTACCCAGCGCATCGATCACCTCCAGATACACTTCCCACGAATCCCGTAGATTTCCGTTCTGATCGGTTACTGCCACACCCAGCGTCCGAAATTTCTTCTCCAGCTCCTCGCTTCCGTTCGCCGCATCGTCCATGGCACGCTTAATCCTCGATAGCGTTGATGTCACAGTATCCGTCGAAACATCCATCAGACCATCCATGTATTTGATCTGCTGATACACCTGTGTATCAATACCGGATATAACGGACTCCGTCAGTACATCGTCCGCATACGATGCCATCTCTTTCATGAGTTCGATGCCTTCTTTTATGGCAATTCCGATTCCTCCGGCAGCCACAGCCGCACCCATGAATTTTGTAGATACCTTTTCGATACCCGGCGGAAGATCGATACCCAGCTTGTTTGCCACATCCTGCAGAGCTTCTTTTATTGGGTTTGCGGCTTCTCCCCCTTCTTCCAGGGCTTCGTTGTTATCCTTGATGTTGCTTTCCATCTCGATCAGCTCCACATTGGCGTCCGCAAGCTGCTTGCGGTAGTTGTTTACCTCCGTGGAGTTGTCCCCGAATTCCTTTTCTGCCTCCTGCAGTGCCCCTTCCAGCAGTTCGATCTTTTTCTTCTGCTGATCAACGCTGTCCCCCAGAAGCTCGTTTTTCTTCCGGTACGCCTCCGTCTTATCCCCTGCCTCACTGTACTGTGCGGACAGCAGCTTCATCTCCGCTTCGTTGGCAGATATCGCCGCCTCGATCTGCCGCAGGCTTTCTTCCACACCCTCCGTCTCTGTGCTGTAGCTCCGGATCGCCTCTTCATTCGCCTGCCATTCTGCGGTTGTCTTGGCAAGCTCCGTCTTTGCCTTTGTCAGATCCTCTTTTAACTTGATGACCCGGCTGTCACCCTCTCCGAGTTCTTCCGCCCAGGATTTGTACCGTTCTTCCGCTGTTTTGACCTTTTCAGCCTGCTGTTCCATGGCCTCGGCCAGCACCGCCTGCTTCTGCGTCAGATTCCCCAGCTTATCATCTGTTATGTCGTATTCCGCCGCCAAAAGCTTCAGCTCCGATTTATTTGCTTTGACCCGTGCGCTGACTTCATCCAGCGTTTTCTTAAACTCCGCATCCCCCTCGACCGTCAGCCTGTATCCAGCATCCGCCACGGGATCACCTCCTATTCTTCTTCATCGCCCATGATATCCTCTGCCGCATCATCCCGGCTTTGGCTGTGCATCTCGTTTGTGCAGCGGATCTCTTCCACCAAAAGCCACGGCTTCCGGTACCCGCATTCCGTCTGCGTGTAGCCGAGCCTCTGCCCCAAAAAGCGAAAGCGGGACGGAGGTGGAAATCCACCCCCGTTGTCGTCACAGGTTTCGATTTGCCAGTCTTCGTCCCGCCTTGTCAGTTTTTTGGCGCAAATGCATCGTTGATCGTTTCCACCAGCTTTTTGTAAACCGCATTCTGCTCACCGGGACGCATCATCCTGCCGATTTCCGTTTCCGTAAACCGCCTGGAATCGCCGATGAAGGCGTTGTGTTCGTTTGCAAAAATCGCCGTCAGAAATTTCAGCCGCTTTATGTTATCTTTTGTATCCTCGCTGATCTTCACCGCCTCTTCGATACTGCCGTATTTTTCGACAATTTCTTCGTAGGCGTTCAGGTCGCACCGAAGACCGATCTCACACCCGCCGATTGTCACAGTATACATTTGCCGCCCTCCTTATCAGGTGCCGCTCATGGCGGTATCCACCCATTCATCCGCCGCATCCGCAGAATCAAACCATTTGGATTTCTTCCGCCAGGTGCCGTCCGCCAGTGCCGCAATGGTACCGGTCAGAGTGGGTGTTGTAAAGGTGATGTTCTGCCCCTTGGTCTGGTTGTCCTCGCTGGGTACCGCAAACTGCACCTTTTTGTACAGCACACCTCTGTACTGCTTCTTGTTCCGGCGGATCCGCACCGCCATGAAGCCGATCTGCATCCACGGTGCCGCATCATCCGTTGAGTTCTCGATATCTCCGGCGGCATCCACTGTTGCACCAAGGATGTCCGCCTCCGTTTCCGTTTCCAGATCGTCCGTGCCGATGGAAATAGACCCTTCCACAAACTCCTTCACGGATTCTGCCAGACCGTCATCCGCATACAGCTTTGCTTCGGTTGTCGTGATGGACACATTGGCAGAGATCGCCTTGCCCAGCACCTTTTTTGTCCCGTATGTAATGGTCTCCCTGCCGGTCTGCTCGTCCACATTGATCGTCATAGTGCGGTATCTCGGGTACCGCATACCGATTTTTGCCATTTTCCGTTATCCTCCTTTGTTTATCTTCTCAAATTCCTTTTCCGCAGCCGCAGCCATGGCTTCATGCGCACGCTGCTTGGTCGCCTGCACTGCCGGTTTTGCAAACGGTGTGGGCAAACGCCAGTAGTCCTCCGGACCATACCTCTGTTTTGTCGTTTCTCGTTTTTTTCCTCGTACCTTACCGGTGTATCTGCCGCCCATTACGGCACCGGATTCAAACGACCTTGCGATCAGCTGAAACGGCACTTCCCCCGGCGTCTGGTATCCGTCAAAGCCAAGATGCACATTCCACCGAAACTGTCTGTCCATCTTGACAGGCGTTATCCCAAACGCATCCACAAGCTGTCCCGTTGCCTTCGGCGACAGTATCCCTTCCAGATTGGCTTTCATCTGGTCTGCGATAATGTCCGCTCCCGCTTTCAGCGCTGCTTTTGCAACCTTTTCCGTTCCTGCTTTCGCCCTCTCCAGCATCATTTCAAAGGCGTCATCATCTATAAACTTCGCCCGCGCCACAGGGTACCTCCCAGTGTATCTGATAGCTGATCTGCCCTGTCTCCTCGTCATACCCTATCGCCTCAATGCTCCAGGATACATCCGCTTCCGACAAAGCCGCACAGAGCGCATCAACCGTCTTGTCGTATTCGTCCTGTGTGTAGTAGTAGATTTCTCCTTTCAGTACAAGCTGCTCTGCCGCATCGTCGGCGTTCTCGGATGTCGGTGCGCCTGTTTCACCAAACACAGCGTACCGGCCTCGCCAGCGTTTGTCTGCCTTATAATGCCCGACCTGCTGACCGACTACGGCAACCAGCACGTCACGTATGGTTTGCACCGACATCCTTCTCACCGATCCTTTCCACGGATATGTCACACACATCCGCACCAGCTTCTTCGTCCCGGAGATACTGGATCTGCAGGATCTTGTAGCGGCAGCCGTCAACCAGCACGCAGTAGTCGTCTGCGCCGATATCCGCCCACAAACCTTCCCGGTTAATACGGATCAGCTTGTCAACCCGGTCGTTGTTCTGCCGTGCGGTATAGTATCTCGTAAGTCCCACAGTCCTTTCGCCGTACCAGCACCGGTGGAAGGCAGTCCCGTCGGAAGGTGCCATGCCTCCCGCCGCCTGCTCCACCGGATGGTAAAATACCGCAATCCCTGTGTCCAGTATCATTCCAGTCCTTCCTTTCTCCGCAGCCCCGGATCCTGCAGCCAGCGTTCCCGCCTAACCGTTTTCAGCCAGAGCGGCATAGCGTCCGGCTTGTCCCGGTTCTGGTATTTCCATGCCACATAGTCCGCCACGAGCACCATATCTCTCTGGCTGTACGGACGCACATGGATTCCCGTTTCCCGGAGCTCCTCCTGTGCTGCCTCTATCCGTGCCCGGAAATAGTCATCCAGTACAGTATCAAGACGACCCAGGCGGGCTTTTACAATCTCCAGTATCGGATCCATGTGCTACCTCCTCAATTATCAGCCTTCGGCTTCTTCGCCCAGCACCTCTTCTTCGCGCGAAGTCTTGCCTTCGTTGAATGTCATATTCGCAGTGGGCTTTGTAGTGGATTTGATGTTAAACATAGCAAACGCTTCACCAGCCATCGGGCAGCCATCCGCTCTTGCCACACCTTTGGTCATAACCTGATCCTGCAGGAACCGTACGCCGGAATCAGATTCGATTCTAACGCCGCTGCGGTTTACCCACATGTAGTTTCCGCCGAATCCGCCGATAATCACACCGTCCGGGATGAAATCCAGTTCTTCCACGTTTCCGCCAATCACAGGCATCTGTTTATTGGCGGCGGATACGATTGCACCGGCAGAGTTCATGGCAAGCATGTTGATCTGCAGATCCGCCCAGGTTGTTCCTGCCATTGCCCAGAACTTCCCACCGGTACCGCCGGTTTCATAAACTCGCTTAACCTTACCAAGAACACCTGCCATTTCTTTGTACAGCTTAACAGGTTCCAGTCCTTCTTCGGAAATAGCGCCGATATTAGAAGCAGCCACACTTTTGAATTCCGGTCTGTTTGTAGGTGCCCACATAGTGTCCCACCATGTCGGCTTCGTAGTTGCCGTCAGTCTGGTTGCAATGCCCACGGGCATACCTACACCGGTACCATACAGCATCGCCTTGTCTTTGCCCAGCCCGATGGAACGCCCCAGGGCTTCCACCACAATAGCAGCCAGATCTTCGTCACTGTCTTCAATGGCAGCCTTTCTCAGCGGGAAGAAGCCTGCCACAGTGTTCCCGTATGTTTTGATCTGTGCAATGTTCAGATCCAGCTCCTTGATCCACCCCAGTGCCTCTGTCCATACGGCTTCAGGTGTACCCACCATAATGTTCTGCACAGCATCACCGGAAATCGTTTCAGTGTTCATATACTTTTCCAAAACGCTGTACCGGCTGATTACCTCAGTAATCATAGGCAGCATCACCTGAGGGATCGTCAGGGCCTCGCCTGTAATCCCTCTCTGCATCAGCGTCCTCACATTTGTCAGCAGGTGTCTCACATCTTCCCGCTTCACAAGCTCTATCATTCTCTCACGCTTGTCCATGTCTACATATACCCCTCTTTCGTTGTGATTTTCCGCCGGCTTCTTTTCCTGTCCCTTTGCACTCTTGGAACCTTCCACAAACCGTTTCCGGATGTCTTCCAGTTCCTCATCGATCTTTTTGATCCGGTTTCTGGCTTCGTCAGCCCGTTTCTGGGCATCCTCCTCCTTGCCGGTCAGTTCGCCGTCTTCCTTTTCGATTTCCGCCGCCTCATCATCAAAGGCCTTGCGTTCTTCTTCGGTGGCGTCCGGCTTTCCTTCCAGTTCCTCCAGCGCCTTTTCCGCATTGGATTCTCTGAGCTTCCACGCTTCGCGCTGTTCTCTCAGCGCTTCCTGTTCTTTTTCGATGGTTTCCAGCAGAGCCGTTTTTTCCTTGCGCTCTCTGGTAAGCATCAGCTGTTTCAGTGCCATTTCTGCATTCTCTCCTTTCGTGCTTCAATCCAGGCTTCGTGCCTTCGTTTTTCGTCTGCCGCCCGCAGGTCATCCCTGGCAGACAGGGAGGTCGTCTGATAGGCCGGGAATGTGCAAACCGTGAATTCCCGGAGATCCTTGATCTTGGTCAGTGTATAATGCACCTTCCCGGTCTGCTGATCCACTGTGCGTGTTTCCTCCCAGTCCCGGAATCCGAAAGACGCCTGGTCAACATCTCCCCGCTCCACTCTGGCCAGAGCGTTTACAGCATCCTGGTCGTTCGGATTGATTTTCACTCTCCCGTACACACCAACCGCATCCGACCGGAATTCTGC